GCGGCGGGGAATCAGGGCGGCCAAGGCGGTGCTGGCAATCAGGGTGGTGGTGGAGGCGGCGGGATGTCCGGCGGCGGTTCCAACGCAGGTGCCGGGGCCGGCGGCGCTCACCAAGGAACCTAGCCATGGCTACTGACAATCGCGGCATGATGATGCCGGGGCAGATCGAGACTAGCATCAAGGTCTCGGTGGAGAACAACGCCCTACAAGTCAGCGCGACCATCCTCGACGGCAAGGGTGTGGATCGGCTGATCGCCATCCTTGAGCAGAACAAGCAGTTCCTCACGGGCACTAACCAGGCGGTCGGGACATGACCAGCAAGGCTTACGATGACGCCATGAAACAGTTGAACGAACTCGCCCGCCACATGGCCGAAAAGAAGGCACGCGAACTTGGCATTGATCCTGCCGGCATGTCGTCTTTTGATTTAGGCGACGCCATCCTTGCGCAACAGCACGCCAAGGCGGTTGAAATTTTCAAGCGTCCGTGCCGCGGTAAACTCCGCATCAATTGGCCGCCTAACTAATGGCCTGGAACGCCGAAAAGGTCCGAGTTTTCCGGGAGTCGTTCTACGATTTCCTATCCCATGTGAGGATTGCGTCGAAGGAGACTGAGCGCGACGAACCTATTGTGCTGTACGAGGCGCAGCGGCGGTTCCTCGATGGCATCTTCGACGGCTTGGCCGACGACATCCATAGCTTCACCTGCCTGAAGGCCCGGCAGCTAGGGATTTCCACCGCCTCCTATCTGCTAACTCTTTTCTATGTCTCCGTCTTCCCCGGCCTCAAGGGCGCCATCGTCTTCGACAAGGACGGCACGCGCGAAGAGTTCCGCAATCTCATCAAGGCGGCGATGAAGTCCCTGCCGCCGAGCCATGCGATTTCGACCGAGAGCGAGAATCGCCACGGTGCCGTATTCCCCAATGGCAGCACGCTGTCGTATCTCGTTGCCGGCGTGCGCAAGTCCAAGGGCTCCGGCGGTCTTGGTCGTGGCCTCGGCCTGAACTTTCTCCATGCGACAGAAGCGAGTTCGTGGGGCGATGAAGACGGCTTGGCTTCGCTGCAACGTTCTCTTGCCGACAAGCATCCTAACCGCCTCTACATTTGGGAATCCACCGCACGCGGAATGAATATGTTCCGCGATATGTGGCTGGATGCAATCGAGGATGACCTAGCCCAGCGGGCGATCTTTATCGGCTGGTGGGCTAAGGACACCTACCGGATCGAGAAGGAGACGCCGCTATTTCAGCGCTATGGCCTGGACCCGCCGAGCAAAGAAGAGGTGGCTCGTATTGTCCACGTCAAGGAAGAGTACGGCTACGATGTGACGGTGGAGCAGCTTGCATGGTATCGCCATGCCTTCGATCCGCGCCGCGATAAGGACGAGGAAGAAGACTCATTCGATGTCAGTATCACGACGCAAGAGCTGCCTTGGACCGCAGAGGAAGCCTTCATCCTCTCCGGCTCCCAGTTCTTCCCCGGCACGCTACTGAACGCCGCCGCAAACGAGGCACACAAGCCAGAGCACAAGTTCAAGGGCTACCGCTATTTCCTCGGCGAGAACTTCCAGTCGAGTTTCATCGAGCAGGTGACGAGGTACAAGGATGCGGAACTCAAAATCTGGGAAGACCCCGATCCGAACGGCGTCTATATTGTGGCGGGTGACCCAGCGTATGGCGCAAGCGATACTGCGGATAGATATGCTGCACAGGTATTCCGCTGCTACTCCGACGGGCTTGAGCAAGTGGCGGAGTATGTCGTCCGTGATATGCGGACCTACCAATTTGCATGGGTTCTCGCCGGACTTTGCGGCCTCTATGGTCAGTATCGTGCCCGCATCATCACTGAGATCAATGGCCCCGGAGAAGCAGTCTGGAATGCCTTCCGCGAGCTAGAGAAGGACTATAACTCCGGCAATATAAAGCCCAAGGACGGCTCGACCGGCGCCCGCAACATCCTGGAGAACGTGCGGCAATATTTCTACCGCCGCCGTGATTCCATGGGCGGGGGATACTTCTACCAGTGGGTCACGTCGGGCGACCGTAAAATCCAGATTATGCAGGCCATGCGGGACATCTTCTGCCTCGGGCAGTTGCGCGTTTATTCTCTGCAGTGCATTGAGGAGATGAAGACGATCCGGCAGGATGGCCCGATTATCCAGGCCGAACTATCCAAGAAGGACGACCGCGTGCTGGCCTGCGCTATGGCGGTGCGCGCTTGGCAAGATTTTGAGCGCAAGACACTTCAGACGCAGGGGCTGACGCGTGAGCTGGCAGTCAAGTCGAAGAACTTTTCCCACGAGGATATGAGCGCGATGTTCTTCACGAATTTGAAGGACAATGCGCTGGCGGATATAGCGTTTCAGCGGAGGATGGCGATGCGTAAAGCTAGGCCGCGCGGTTCTTCGCGCTGGGGGTGGTAGGTGGGTCTGATTTGCCGCGTTTATGAATGCCCCAGTTGTTCGCAGCGCTACGAACTAGTGCAAAACCGTGACGAAGGAAGCCCGGACGAATGCCCGAAATGCGGCGTGTCGTATGCGGCGCCCGTGCTGCATGTGCCGGGCGGGTTCCATCTCCGGAATTCTGACAAGGTCCGCGCCATCGAGGATCCAGTGCGCGCCTATATGGAGCACACCGTCAAGTTGGCGGAGGAGCACAACAACCCGTCGCTCAAGGTCACCAACATGCGAGACAACGTCCGGCAGGGCGAGACTTACGCGATGAGTGTGCCTAAGCCGAGCCAGGAGTATCAGCAAATGATGGCGGGCGGGATGAGCCCGGCATTCGGTGCTGGCGCCGGTTCCGGCGGCGGCGATAGTATTAGTCCGCAGCAGTTGATCGCCGGAGTCCGGGCGGACGGCGGCGGCGTTGGGGCGACGCCCGTCATCCAGCAGATGGTTGGCAATCCAATGATGCCCCACCGGCACATGACTGGGCGATTTGTGAGGCCGAAGTGACGGAAAAACTACATCTCGTTGATCCGAAGAAAGATCGTCTCCGCCGACCTAGGTTCCAGCTCTTGGAGAGCGTGCGCCGAGCCTTGAGTGGTGACGTTGCTGGGTATGCGCTTGTCGTTTGGGACCGAGATGGACGATGCGGTAGCTGGGTTAGGCCATGTGTGCCTCTTGACGTGAGAATTCTGCCAGCGGTGATCCATGACGTGTTGCAGCAACATACGATTTTAGACATGGCTGACGACAACAGGTTCAGAGAGTTGCCTGGGCCAGAGGACGACCCAGCATGATCCTTCATCGGGGGAAGGCCATATATCCATTGCCGTCCGCAAAAAGTTTTCAATCTCCGAAGATAGGAGAAATGGAATTGGCCCGAGCGACTAACGCTTATATGGACGACCTATTGCGTGGTGATAGATTCTACGGATATCCGGTATTCTTCTCAGTCACCGCTGATGCTTTCAGAGTCTGGCCTATACCGGGCCGGCTTTTTGAGGTCACTTTCCAATGATCCTCCCCGAAACAGCCGACAAGCTTGCTTCATGGGCCATGGATATTGTCGAGCAATGTCGCGTCTCGGCAACTTCGCGCTCGTCCATGGCGCGGAACTTCAAGCAGTGGAAGTATACCGGCTCGCCAGACGGCAATGTGGCGATCTACAACAAGCTCGGGCCACACCTTGACAGGCTGGCGAGCTACCTGTTTTCGCCGTCGAATCTTCGCTTTTTCATCCAGTTTGAGAACAGCTACCCGGCCAATATTCTCGCCCAAGCCCAGACCGCCGCCCGCGTTCTATCCCGTGAATTCAGCCGGCGAAATTTCGATATGCGCTTCAGCGAGGGCGTCGGCGCAGCCCTCGACTACGGCCTCTGCTTGACTAAGATGGCCTGGGGACACGACGGGCCGAATATGCGCCTAGTCATGCCGTGGCAGTTCGGCGTGTATCGCGAGGATATGAATAGCCTCGCCGATCAGGAAGCGATGGTCGAGACGAACTACATCACAAAGCACGACTTGTGGCGGCTAGTCGGCCATCTGAAGGACGGCGAAAAGCTGTTCAAGCGAGCAACAACCTACGCCAAGAAGGCGACGAGTCAGGATGCGGCCGAACCGTACTTCCATTCGCTTCTGATCTCAGGCACTCCTCCTGTTGTCCAGACGGACCCGCCGTACATGGCTCAGCCTGGCGGATTGATCCAGGTTACCGCCGACCCGTCCGGCGGCGTGATTGCTCCGGAAATTGCCGTCGATCTGCTGCCATTTCATGAGCTATGGGTGCGGGATACGGTGCGCGACGACTATACGGTAATTCAGATCGTAGAACCGGATATCGTTATCGCCGGGAGAATGCGCAGAGCCAATCTCTTCGTCCCTGGCGAAGTGCCATACAACATGATCCAGCCTAACAACCTGCTAGGCCATTTTTGGGGTCGGAGCGAGATCGCGGACCTGATGCAGCCGCAGCGGATGCTCCGTGACCGCATGGAGGATATCAAGAAACTGATGAGCCTGCAGTACGACCGCTATCTGGCATTCCTCGGTATGAGTGGGATGACGGACGAGCTGTACGACCAGTCCAGGCAAGCCGGCTACATCACGAATAACGATCCCGGTGCCAAGATTCAGGATTTGACGCCGCCTATGCCGGCCAATGCCTTTGAGGATGTCGAATTCATCATCAAGATTTTCGATGATGTGGCGGGCTTCAACAACATCCTAGGCGGGCAGGGCGAGCCTGGCGTGCGGGCTGGCGTCCATGCCAACACATTGCTCAAGACCGCTTCGCCTCGGCTGCGTGACCGCGCGCTAATTTGCGAACGGCAGTGCTCAGACGTGGCGCATAAGCTGCTGAAGCTGATGGCGACTAAGGAAGCCAGGGCGTACTGGTCCGACCGGGGTATGGACCCCATGCACGACTTCCTGCTGGACCAGTTGCCGGACGACGCCATGGTCGAGGTCGATTCGCATTCCGCCTCGCCGATCTATGAGGAGGACCACAAGGAGTTGGTCTTCAATCTCGCGAAGCTGGGCTGGATCGGGGCCGATCAGGGTATCGACTTGCTGCCGGTGCCGAATCCGGATGCCGTCAAGGCGGCTGCGGCGGAGATGGCGGAGAAGAAGGCTGCACAGCTCGAAGACCTGAAGAAGAATGCGCCGGCAGAGTACTATAAGGTCATAGCGGGTGGGAAGAAGTAGCCGTCTGTAGGCACCGCGCCTGCCAGTCGATCAAGTCCGGCACCCGATACAAGATTTTCTTGTCCCCGTACCGCATGAACCGAGGCCCTTCGCCGTCTTTCCGCCTCGCCTGAAGGAACGATAACCCGACGCGCAGGAAATCTGCGGCCTCCTTGGGTGTCATCGGGTCCCGGTATCCGGCCATCTGCAAAAACGCAAAACACCGCGAAATGGTTCGGGGCGATATTTACGCTCCCACAACCCATTGCGCAACAAAAAACCACGACCGCTAGATACGGTCGCAAGGTGTCTCCAGCAATTCGCTCTCTCCGACAGCTCGCCGGGGTCGCGGTTGAAAGATGATCCTCTGGGGCGCCAGTCAACCCGAGAAGGAGACAACTCCATGGCTCGTCGGCATCGCAGGGGCAAAAAGCGCTAAGGCGCTACCCCACAATGGCACTTCCAGCCGCACCTATCCCGATGCCCGGCGCCCGTCCTGGGATGCCCGTGCCGGGAGCTGGTGGACAACCGGGTCAACCGCCTTTCGGATCGTCCCCGGCGACCACCATGCCAACGCCGAACCTCGGCCTCAAGGCCGCGGCTCTGCAGACGGTGCGGCTGGCTGTGCGCATTCTCGAAAACACCTTGCCCAAGCTGGGTGTCGCCACGGACGAAGGCAAGGACGTGATGAAGGCCCTCTCGATTCTCGCCAAGCACATCCCACCGGACGCTGCTTCGCCAGGCATCGAAC